CTTGACGTTGAACCCCTCTCTCCTTAACTCCTCAATGCTCTTTGGCTCTGCTGAGTCTGCAATAATTTCCATGTGCCTTGGTATGTCAAGGTCACGCATGTACACCGCGATGTCTTGGTTTGTTAGCCCTGTCTCGTAAAGCATCTCCTCTATGTAGATGTCCCCTGCATTGTCGCCTAAGAGGTACACGGCCATAAGCGTAGTTGGGTCTGTGGCATATCCCCAGTCCAGTCCGTAGGCCAACAACTTTGCCTGCTCTGGTCTTTGCTTGTAGTTGTGTGTCACAAAGATTGTCTCTCTGCTTATCCCCTTGAGACCCAAGCCGAACACCCTCCAGTAGTTTTCGTCTGTCTCTTTCAGCCTTTCAATCTCGGCTATTGTCTCCGCGTTTAGGAATGGGTTGTCCTTGTATGTGCTGCGAAAGAAACTGGCATCGCTGCGTGGTATCAATTCGTCGTAGATAAAACTATACTCCATTGACGGGTTGAAGTCACACACGAATTTGTGTGTTGTACGCATGAGCAACTGGTACACCTCGTCACGGGTCAATTCGTTTATCTCATTGACGTAGCACAAATTTCTCTTACGGCCTCTAATTCGGTCAGGGCTGTCTACCGAAATAAACTCAATCATGTTGCCAAACAAGTTGTAGGTCTGCTCCGTTTTGTTGTGGTGCTTCTCCGTGTACCAGCCTTGCGTTGTCAATATCTGGATGAAGTCACGAAGTACCGAACCACGAAGGGATGGAAACGTCTTGCGCACAATGCTAATGACCCAACCGCTGTTAGGATTGCTTGCACACCACTCTGCGATGACCTGTAAGCAACTGAAAGTCTTTCCCGACCTACTACCTCCTTGGTGAATAGATAGTCGATTCTTGCACCCTTTAAGGTCGTAATATGTTTTGGGCTGAGTCATCCCAATGATTTAGTTTGCTTTGTATGACAATGGTGTGTATATTGCGACATGGTTAAATCAAAAAACAAAGTCATGACAGACCAAGCAACCCGCGTCAGTTTTCACGAGGCATTTACAACTAAGGTATCTGAAAGAGGCTCAGTAGAGGTGTACCACAACGGCACTCTTGTTGGAGACGTGTACAACTTAGACTCACGACCCATAGTGGTCGAGTAAGGGGGACCATCACCCTTGCGACTAAAGCCCTCCAAGTGGGGGCTTTTTTTACGCATCGCATTATAGTACGTCACTCATCTTTTCCTAATTCTGTTTCTTTCTGGTCTGTGCGTTCCAGCACTTCGTCAAACCAACTTGGCTCTGTGGGCTGGATGTCCATGCTTACGGCCAACTCCTGTTGCTTAGGCATGAAGTAGGGGAACAGACCAGACAAAGCCTTTAGGTATTTGTCCGCGCTCTCATGCCGCAAGCCATCCAAAGAGTCTTGTATGTGGCCTACCTCTCCTTCCATGATTTGGATGAACAGGGCGCGGGCCTCAGCCGTCACCTTGTCACCTGCTCCCTTAGGTCTACCCTTGGGGTTTCCGCTTTGTCCTTTCTTAAACGGCATTGTTTTCAGTTGTTGTTTACAATACGTCCAAGATACTCATTTGCTGACTTAGCACTACCTTCTTAGGCTTAGGGTGGTTGGCGTGTCCGTCTACCCTAATCCATTTGTTGTCCCTTCCCACCTTGAGCCAACGTAGGTATCTCTGTTGCTCTCTCTGCATAGACAGAAAACCTCTCTCGTTTGTCTCTGCGTGTAGAAACTCCCCGCTGGGCTTCTGCTTTACCAATCCCATGTCCATCAATCTTGACAGCGCACTGGTTAGTGTCTGGTGTGCTATGCCTGTTTGCTTGCGCAAGTCTTGAAGGCTTACCGCTTTACCGCTTAGGGCGACGTATGCCCTTTGTGTTTTGTTCTTTAGTTCTCCTGTGCGTACCTGCTCAAGAAATGCGTCGATGCTGTGCTTACTCATCTGGCAATTTTGTTTTGTAATGGTTAATGATTTTCTCTGTCTCTACCTTGTAAAAGTCTTTGAACTCCCCGTCGCCTTGTGTCTGCCATACTCGGTACAAGACGTTCCGCAACCGTTGGCTTTGTGTCTTCCTGTCGTCGTATAGGTCCAACTCTATGTTGTCCAACTCTTCGACTTCATCCTTATTCATGGTCTCCTCTCCTCGGAAGTACATGATTCCAAACCTATCCAACTGACTGTCTATCTGTGCCACGTCGTTGGTCGTCAACTCTTGCGTCACAAATCTCAGGCCCACGGTTCTATCCTTGCGCCTTTGGTACCCGTCCAACTGTGCTGCAAACATTAGTCGCATGCTGCCTCGTATGCTTTGCGCAGTTTCTCAATCTTCTGTACCAAGCAACCACCGCACGACGTAAACTTCAGTTGCGTTTGATAGACTTGTGCGTACACCGCAATAAAAGCATGTTGGTCTGGTGCTGTCATCCTGCCGCGTTCGTTAGCTGGTTGGATAACTGTTTCCCACAAGGTCTTGCTCTCTTCGGACATAGGTTGCGAATAAGGAAACAAGTTGTTCAAAGCCTCTTGTCTCTCGTTACAACCACAGTCGTCACCAGCGATAGCCTTGACCACTTTGTCTACACCCGTTGCCTTTGTCACCTTGGCTACAGTGTCACCCAAACCACGGCTCTTTTTGGTGGCCTTCTTTTTCGTAGGCTTCGCCTTTTTCTTTGAGGTGTCGCCTGACTTTCCTTTTGGCGCGGCTGATTCCTTTGTTGATTGTGTTTTTGTTGATTCCTGTTGCATCGCTTAAACTTTGTAATGTGTGTTCGTGAAGGTAATAGATTTTGAAAAGTTCGGCCTCAAACCACGGTATGTCTTTAAGTACCAGTTGTATTGTACCCAACCTTTGCTGCGTCCATTGGTCTGTGGTGTCGTCGTATGTCTCGTGTGTGTCTGGCAACTTGTGTTCTATCCCGTGCCAATTCTTATCTATGTAGTCGTGGTGCTTTTTGTACTTGGTATAGAACGGTGTGGTTTTGCTGAATGCGTTTATCTTAATTGTCCTGACCAAGTAGTACCACAGTTCCCCCCTCTGGCAGATGTCATCAAACTTGTCGGGCTTGTCACCTAACACCATGATGCACAAGTCCTGCATTAAATCGTCTCCTAATTCCGTGCCGACGTACATACGGCAGATGTCTTGCAGCCTGTCGTACTCCTTTTGAAAAAAGCGTTGGGTACAGGTCACAACTCAGACAACAGTTTTTCGTATTTCTTTCTCATAGCTACAATGTCCACTATGCTGTACTTGCTTGTCTGTTTGCTCAGGTTGTAGATTTTTTCTGCTGTCCCTTTGCCGTACTTAGAGTCCAAAGCCAACCCGTATTTGTAGTTTTGGTTGCTATCGTACAAATTACATCTTGGGCATTGTGGCAAAACATTGACCATGCCTTCGTCGGGCTGGTGTAACCACCTTGTGCTGTAGCAGCCTCGGCTCATAAAATGGCCCGCGTGCATAGCCGATGCTGGTTTTTGAACGCCACACGTTATGCAAGTGCAAAGTCTGTACTTGTCCTCATGGAATTTTCGGACGTACTGACTAAACACTTTGTCCAGTTTCTTTATCTCTTTAGACCTGCTCACACTCTACAATATAATCAATCTGTCCCAATTTTCCTCTTAACTCGCTGACCTAAACCGCTGTCTTTAGGTTTCTTAGGCTCTTTCAACTCCAAGGTGTCAACGACTTTTTTTACCGTGTCGATGTGTTTTGCATCCCAGTTCAATTTGTCGTGCTTGGAATTGTGGATTTGTCTTTCCAGTATTGGGGCGCGTACCTCACCCTCGTACTTGCGTAGACATTCAAGGATGTCAGCCGTCTTGAGTCGTTCGTACAACTTGCCAAACTTGCCTTGAATAATCATGTCAAAGCAGGCGCGTAACTCCTCAATCTTTAATGCTGGAAAATCTTCGACTATAGAACGGCAACACATCTTCAATTCTTCGTCTGTGCTTAGTGTCTTGTTTGCGTCCACGATTTTGCACAGCCTCCCTACCTCTGTCAATATCCACAGGCGTATGCCTTTCTGGTGGGTAGCGTCAATATTCATAGCCGCACGAATGTTTGTACCAAGTACCCATGCGTCCGTAGGAGTCACCCCCAGTATCTCACCCATTATTAACGAAGTCGATTGCTCCGTTATGAGAGAAGTTGCCCGAGTCAAACCCCCGAGACTTTGATTTCCATTTGTTTGCATTGCGTGTCCAGTTTCTTGCGGCTGCTTTCCAGTCCTTAATTTGTTTTCCTCTTCCTTGTGACCACCCATTAGCTTCGTAGTAGTCCACGAATTTATCGGCTTCATCCATCGTACTGCCTACCTCGTTAAAATAGATGTGAACATCATTTCTGTTAGTA